GCCGGAACCAGCGATGTTGAGTGGTTCAACATGTGGTCCATGCATGTTTATTGCTCGGACCATAATATGAAGTACACTTCAGGTGATAAGAAAGAGATCACCCAGTCGCACACTTTCCTCACGCAAGGCAAGAACGTAAGTTTTTGCAAGCGCAAGTGGAGATGGTGTGACCGTCGCCAACTCTTTATGGCCCCACTCGAACTAGATTCGATCGTCAAGCCTCTGTATCTTAGGATGAAGAATCCAGAGTTGTCTGATCCCGTATACTTACGGTCTCAGCTCATTCCAACAATGTTGGAACTTGGCCGCCATGATCGAGAAGTCTTCGATGACCACATGGGTCGCATCTGTGATGCTTTCCTAGCAGTCGGTCTCCAATTCGATGAATTGCTGCTTTCCTACTCGGATATTCAGCATCGATTGGACGAAGCCTATCTCGACACGACTTGTCGCCGTTTTCTCCCTCTCGTAGAGGTTGAGAGTCCCAACATGGGCAAGTTCCTAGAGTTTGATTCCAAAGCTCTAGATGCCCTCATGCGAGATCCTATCGATCTTAGTGAGGAAGACTCGGGTTCTTTCGACAGGAATACCAGCACCATCTTGACACGTGGTCGCCAGGCGTCGATTGAATCCTGCCGTGGAGGCAAGTCATCAACACCCGAGACAGGGAACTCAAGGTTCGATTCCCAATTCTCTCGTACTGGACCTGAAACAACCAACAATAATCTACTAGCTCATACAAGTGAGCGCCTAGGCCATGGTATGGCTAACCTAGGTATTGGATCTGCCGTACAAGGTTCGGATGACCTCAACAACACCGAGATGCTTAGTCGCGAAATCAAAATCGCGACTGTCGAATGGCGTTTCGGAGCTGACGAGTTCATCCAGATAAATCCCTGGTCCGCGATTCTGGATAATCCAGCAATCGCTAACAGGTTGGCTCATTTCCGCCTTCTCCGTTGCATGGGGCTCGATATTCGTTTTACGTTATCTGGAAGCCCAATGTCTTACGGAAGGATGCTTTGTTC